AGTTATGCTTTGCCCTGTATACAAAGTATAAGATGTCCAAACCCCTCCCACAGTGAGATTTTGAGTTGCTGCTCCGACTTTTGACGTTACTACGCCTGTTGATGAAACTTCAAATATTTCATATTCAATTTGTAAGTCTGCCGCAACAAAGCCCCCTCCGTTTATTGTCGCTTTTACTGCAATGGTTGCGTCAATAGTAGCAACAGCTCCGCGTATAAATTCTATTGTATTAGCAACTCTTTTTACATCATTAGTACCTACAACAGCTAAATATACACTGCCCGATTCTGGCGTATACGAACCATAGGCAAGCGCCGGAGGATTATTATACCAGGTTGATGTTGTAATTCCTATTACGTTTCCTTGGTTTATTATGAATGAATCCATATTCAATATAGGAAACATATATTGAGGATTAATGTTATCAGCGGTATTATTTGCGTCGTCATTTAAATTCTGCTGCATTGTCCTTGTAACTTGGTCGCCGCTATTGATTGTCTGGTTAGCTATTGCCATAATTTAATCCTTTAATAAACGTGATAACTATTTCCTATTGACCATGTGACGTTAGCATGTGCGATACTCGCTATGTCGCCCCCGCCCTCTAACGATTCTTCTATTTCAAAAGTTATTGTCGTTAATATTTGTTTCAATCTAAAATGTTCAAATGTCGCGTTGTCGCCGTCAAGGGTTATAGCCATTCCCGGTATTGCAATGTTTGAATCAATTGTTTCTCCGCTTGCCAATGTGACAACAGTACCGTTTAGCTCAATACTTGCATCCGCGCCATTACCGCCTATCTGATCGTCATCGACATAAGCGCAACCGACAAAAGCCCATTTCTTAAAAGGATTGCTTTCTTCCGGGCCATATAAATCTGTATATCGTTTCGCAACAAGACCCGTACCCGTACCGTTGACAGCAAAGCCACTGTTAAATATTTGCGCTATTATCGTTTCATTAATTTTATGTTCATGTAATTTAACATAGTCGCCAAGTTCGACAACAAGTCCGGATGCGTCTAGGTCAGTATTGATAATTTCAGGCGGTTTATTTAGTTGACTTAATAATCTTTGCGCAATTGAATCTGCAGCGGCCCCTGAATTATAAAAATATACAGGCGGGTTAGTAGGTGCGCTTAATTGTAAAACTCTATTGCCCGTACCCTGTATTTTAACATCAAAATTATCGGGCGTTGAAATACCTGAATCAAAGTTTGTTATAATGACTTTATCTTTAAGGTCATCTGAATTTGTATTAACTTGATATGATTGTAATTTACCGGCTGTTGACAGAGACAACAATGCAGGCGGATCGTCTGTACATGGTGAGACTGTACGATTATATAAAAGATGTATACGCCTGTCTTCAGATATTGATTTTTTCTTTTCAGTAAAGAAATACATTCCGCATATTTTTGCAATGTCCTCAACAATTCTTAACAATCCTATCTCTTTATTATAATCAGTATTAATTTCAGCATCTTCACCATTAAAGAAATTAAATGTTTCATCAAATGAATAACCCTCGACCGGTGTTTGTAATTGTAAAAAAATTGAACCAATAACACCGTCAAATACTCCTCTTTGGGGAGAAGATATGTCTAACATACCAGAGTCAAATCCTATAAACCTGCTATTAGTCAAAAGGTCGTAAATTATTAAAACCGGATTTGGATTATAAGTACCGTTTATATACGTGTTGCTTTTTGTTTCAATACATATCATTGGATCCGGATTATCATCTGCCCAGGCTGATGCTCCTGATTTATAATCACTCCATGTTCCGGTAAATCCATCAGGAATGCTGGTTAGTATTTTTACAAATATTCCATCTATTCCACTAATTTTAGTAACCTCAACTTTTGAATTAAAATTTGTAGAATCAAATGGTGTCCATTTTTTTTGTCCGCTTCTATAATCCCAATAATAAACTTTATAAGTGCCTCCTGAATAATTTACAGCAGAAACGTCAATATCATTTATAAAAGGAAAATACCAAAGATAATATGAAGGAACTATTGAATCACCACTACCAATTATTATTGCATTTGCTAAGTTTGGATTTCCAAGTGTTATAGAAAAAGGATTTTTCCTTTCTGATATTTCCTTTCCTTCACTATTAGTTATTAATTTATGTATTCCATATTTTATTACTTGTTGATAGCCAACATCATTATAATCCGTAGATGTTCCATAATCAAAAATCTCACTTGCGAGAATTAACGTACACACTTTAAAATCATTAATCCTTTTTGTAATGTCCTTTGAACCTACATTGACAATACCGGCCATTCTTTGCTCTGTCTTTGTATAAATATCGCCCCGGTATATTTCAACCGTTTCTTCCCTTGCCGATGTTAGCGATTCCGTACCCGATGGAGGAACACCCCACCCAAGCGTTGCAGGGGTTGCGATAATGTCCGTGGGTTCATCCCCAAAACCTAAAGGGGAAATGACAGGCAATGTAACCGATATGGATGTTGTGACCGGTATCTGTTTAAAACCCCAAAGGATATAATACTCTTTGTCCATCCAGAAATCAGAACCGAATTTTTTACGCAAAGTAAAAAGCCAATCACCTATATCAGTTTTATTATTGCTCAATTCAAAAGAATGGCCGCCGGGAGAAAACTTGCCGATATCATAAGACATTGAACGTTTGACATTACCCCATGCGTTTATAAATTGAGATACATCCAAATCAAATGACATTAAACCGTGATCAGGTTCATCAGCCGTGTCCTCAAATACTAATTTTGCAAATGGATTTAAAACCTGATTTGCAAATAGTACTTTCTTAAAGGCATCTGATAAGGCAAGCATATTTTATAGCTCTTGCAAATTAAGTGTTTGAACGTATCCATCACCTGTAAACGGGGATCGCCAATTGGCATTAAAAGCATTTGTCTGTTTTATTCCAAATCCGTTTACAATTAATTCCACATAATTGATTTCATGTGTCAATGTCCATACGGCTCCGGGTGTTCTTTCCTGTGCATTAGTAACTTTAAACTGACAGAAACTAGAACCGTCAATGAAGTCTGAAAAAGATGTGAATCCCTCTAATGGTCTTAATGATGCAAACTGTTGATTAGTTGCATCAACTGTAATAGACTGTCTTTTTATTTCAACCCATTCAGCATTAGTATAATTGTAAGCATAAATGATATAGCCCAAATCATTTGTATTCGCGCCACTTGTTTCTTTTACACGCGGGTCTTGCATAAATAAAGTTAAGCGTCTTAGATATTCAGCGCCATAAGCTGCAATCCAGGTGCTTAAATCAAACTGATAGAAGTAATGGATGTTCTTTAATGTCGCTGTACTGACAGTAACATCCGTACTAAAATTTTGTATTGCCGTATACTGACCGCCTGTAAATTCCGTTGCACTTGCATAAGTAGGTTCTGCTAAATCAGAAGCAAGTTGTTTGCCCTCGTTGCCGCCTGTATTATTAATGTTTATTCTCTGGCTTGCTGCTGCCGGTTCATGGATATAAACCTTATGCGGATATGCCCGGTTATTCATTACCTTTGCAATTGTGTTGCCAAAATCGGCTTGAGTGACAGCATCAAGTTCAAGCGTAATCTGCGCTTTCATTGAATCTTCAATAAAAAACCCATCCCTTGCACCGCCCCGGTTAAAACTCACATCCGAATCGTCATCAAGATTTATCCTGACAGCATCGGATATTGTTTTTAATCCTGTGCCTGCTGAATTTATAAAGCCTATTTTAAAACTCATGCGAAAGATACTCCGTTTACTTTCATAAATTTATTTAATACTGTGAATACTGCCTGACCTGTTGCGTCCGGATCTATTGCGCCATTGACAGTTATATTAATACTTGCACCGCTTCGCCTGCCTATTTCCTCACCACCATGAGCGGGAATTAAAACGCGCTCCGTTGATGCACCTGGTACCGTTCTTGTCATCCCTTCAGATGTTTGAAAAGATGTTGCTGCGATTTTACTTATTAAAGCACCTGTTGCACCTAATGATATAGCGGAAAAAATACCGCCAAGAATAGGGCCACCAAGTTTAGCGCCAAATTTAAAAGAATGGATTGCGGCTTCGTAGCCTGCAACTGTTGCGTCTGCAATTGCTGCCACTTGTGCAATTCCTGAAAATTCTTTAACTTCACTTGCAAGTAGACTAAGATTATCCGCTAAAAATCCTGTGGTTTGTTTTGCTATATCTATTTTTCTCATTTGTTGTTCTTCAAAGAAATCTGTTTCTCTTTTATCTATTTCATTCATTTTAACTTGTCTGGCTTCACGCAATGCTGTAACTGCTTCATCATTTCCTTTAACAATTTCAAAATCTGAAAGGAAACTTTCTTGTAATTTTTGTCTTTCTAAATCAAATTGATTTGTAGCTAATTCATTTTTTGATTCATTAAATATTTGCTGTTGTTCTAAATCTTTTTTTCTTTGTTCATCAATTATCTTTTGCTTTTCTTCTGCTCTGAATTTTTCAAAATCAAGTTCAACTCCTATGTCATCTTCTTTTTCTTTTTCTTCTTCTTTTGCTTTCGGTTTCGGTTTCGGTTTTTCTTTTACCACTTTTGCAAGTTCTTTTTCTTCTTTTATTTGTTTTTGTAACTCTTTCCTTCTCTTCAATAGACTTTTAGAGCTTTCATCAGCCGATAACGATTCATCAGCAAATGCACCGACAACATCAAAAATCGCAACAGCTTCTCCTTTTGCTTCTGCTGCTGCAATTTTTCTTTGTACTATTAGCCGTTGCTCCTCTTCTTTTGCTGTTTTCCCAGCGTCTATTTGCCTTTCTAAAGTAGTTTCTAACTGAATACCGTTTTTTATTAATTCTCGCTCTATTTTAACAAGCTCTGTTTCTGTACTTGTCAAACCTTCTATTTCTATTCTTGCTTCACTAAGCGCACCAATCAAATCATCAGTAGAGTTTTTTAGAAAATATATTGCGTTTTGAAATAAAGATGATTTCCCTATCGATTGTCCTAATACCTCTCCAAGATCGCCCAAAGAATTACCAAGCTGATCAATAGTCCCGAAACCTTTAGCCGCCGCTTCCGCTTGCCCGCCAAATTGTTTATTTAATTCTTCTAATATAACCGCTTGTGCTCCTGCTGTATCACCCGCATCAACCATTGTCTTTATCATGTCTTTCTGGACATCATTAAATGTAATTCCGGTTCTTGATAGTGCGGATATACCCAATATAGGATCGTTTAATGCTTTGCCAAGTTGTATTGCTGAAGATTTTAAATCTTGCCCCATACCAACAGAAACGTCAAGTACTGCTTTAAGTGCCTCTGGAAAAACATCTTTACCAATATTTGTAAATGTTGCAAGTAATGATTGTGATTCAATAATAGCTTCATCACCAAAAGTAGTGATGTCCTGCAATGCACTTGCCATCTTAGTAAGTTCATCGAAAGTAAAGCCTGCTGCCATCCCTGTGCTTTTTATTGTTTGAGCAAGTTTTTTTTCAACTCTTTCCTGTTCAGATGCTAATCCAATAAGTTTTTTAAAACCAACGGTTAATAGTCCAGCGGCAAGAGTACCGAGAAGCATTTGATTTCTTAATCTTGATATAGAAACACGGACACCCTCAATACCTTTTTTGGCTCTTTGTGTTCCTTTTGCCGTTACTCTTAACCCCAGTTCTTTATCGGCCATGTCTTATTTTATTCCTTAATCTATTAGTCGATTCAGCATGTTTGCTTTTTTGTTCTATCATTTTTTCATATCTATTATGTGCTTTTATTAAACAATCAATTTGCAACCACGTCATATTAATAAATTCATTTAAATTATTTACTAATTTTGTTTTTTTTAATCCAACGTACTTCTCAAAATATCCGATATTTTCTGTATTTCTTCTTTCTTTATTGTTTTTTTTTCAAAGGCTTTTTTTCTTCTTATAAATACATAATTTAGGATTCCTTCAATGTTTTCAAAATCTTCAAATGAAATCATATCTTTTTTATGCCAATCCTTAACGTATTCTTCTTCATCGGTAAGTTCATCTTCCTTTGCCGTTGTCTGTGACTTGGATAATTGGTTTGTTTTTTCCTCTTTGTTCATGGTGTAATCCTTTCTGATTTTAATACATTGTTAAATTATTCTTACGCACTGTAAGCCGTTGACCTTTCATTCTGCAATACTACTTCATTATTATCTTCTGTTGCAAAAAGTGTAGTGGCAATGTTTAAAAGAGCATTTGCAGATGGGGCCGGAGGTGTCCAGCTATTGTAAATCATTGCCGGAAAGTTAAAATCAATGTAGTTTGAATTTGCATCTGTAAGAGTCAGCCTGAATGGTGTTGCTGTCTTTGCCCTGTACTTGTCATATTCCGTTTCAGATGTAAAGTCCAAACCGGCAAGACTTACGGCAATCCCAAAGTTGGCAGAATAGATATTATCTATTGTCTGTATATTTGAAATGGCCTTATGTCTCTGATTGTCCCGCGTAATCGTTATCTCGCAAGTGTTAAAATTCGTATTAGGTGAGCCGCCTAGCGTCCATATACTCGCATTGTGTGCCGTAAGAATGGGAGAGGTTGAATAGGTAAGGGACTGCGTTGCAAGCTCGCTGTCTATCTGATAGAAACCCTCGACCGTAACTGTGACCGCGCCCGTACCTGAATCAATGGAAAACGTAAGGGTATTTACCCTGAAACCTCTATACTGCTTTGAATCAATATCTTTATCAGACCAGAGATTAAACCAGGTGGGTATACTCGTATCATTGCGGGTAAACGTATGTGTATAGGGTGGAGATTCGCCGATGGTATCCGTACCGAAAATAGATTGTAAAAAATGGCCGATATTACCAGACGTATTGTCACCTACATCAAGTGCAAAGCCTAATGAAAGGTTAAGGAATATCGGCGGCGTTGTCGTTTTCCTTATTTGAAGACTTGAACCTACCTGATTGACAGGCTCTGGCGCGAATTCCTCTGTTGTCCCAAAGTTAGTACACAACAGGCCTAAAGTAAAAGACTCGGCTGCCGTACCAAAAGCCCCTGCACCTAACGCAATACCTACATCAACTAAGTTTGATGAATCTCCTTGTGAACTCATTTTGTGCTCCTTTTTTATTTAATTAAATTTCTCTATTTGAATCCTGCTTTAAAACGTATTGATAAAATAGTCACGGTAAAATTACATTGACCTGTTCTACCATCGGACTTATCCAAATTCCGATAACTGAAAACCATATTTGCAATCCTGCCAGTACCGTTGATTGTCAAATCAGAGCCGACCGCATTTGATATTAATTCATTTGCTTTTAACATTTCATCTTCAAGCAATGCCGCCGTATTTGCCTTGACTTTAACGTGTCCGGTAATTACAAGAGGCTCTTCCTGTCTTTTCGGGAATGTGTCAAACTCCGGGTCACTATCCGCAACCCATGCCTTAACATGTGGTATCTGTTTATCAAATTCAATATCAGGTTCCCGGCTGAATAAAAATCTGCTTGAAACGTAAGTGTCAAGTGTGCTGTTATTTTCCAACTGGCTTTTAAATTCCGTCCAGATGTTTCTTAATATCTGATTTGTCGCTGTTGTGGATTCATTGAATGAATTTGAATAGGATGAAGTACCAAACTCATTTGTTGCGCTATACCTATAATAATAAGTTGTCCCTGCGGAAAGCCCGGTATCTTCATAAGTATTTTCTGTCCATAATTCAGCACCTGGTATATCAGAGAAAGAAATATTATCTGTTGAACGTTGTATTTTTAAAGATTCTGCACCTGCTGTAAAATCTAAAGCCAATTTCAACGCGGCTGAAGATATAGTCCTGATAGTTCCGATATTAGGCGTGCCAGGTGCGCTTCCATTTGTTGCATCATTAGCATAACCTAACGATGGGACGGCTAATTTATTTGCAGGATTTAGAGCCATAGTATTAAGCCCATGTCGGAGTCCATATAAACGGAGCGGTTGCGCTTCTATTAAGAGTTACAAGTAAGTTACCGGCAACGTCATATTTTTTAATTTGTGTACCTGCTGCATTAATATCCATTCTCCCGGCAATCGCGCCTTTTACTTGTGCTAATGTTGCTGCTAATGCCAAACCACTTTGTATCGCTGTGATTGCGCTCGCATTTGGTGCATCGATTAAATCCATTTTAGCGCCAGCCGCCAGGACTGACCTCGAAGAAACGGCGACATCAAGATTTGTAACGTCTGCCTTACTTGCTGTCCGGGAAGCCGAATCCGTTGTGACCGTACCCGAAACAGTCGCCGCATTAACAGTACCAACCGTAACGCCGGACTGGTCGTTGTTTAAATCATATCCTGTCTTATCGTTGTTTGTGCCAACCGTTGTATAACATAAGTCCCAATAGTCGCTATTGTCTCTATGGTATTTCCAGCTTGAGAGTAGATAGTAGGAGTCGCCTCACCAATTTTAATAGTGCTGATAATCAAACCAGCGGAATTAAATACCAAACCAGTTAAGCCCCTTCCATCTGTTGCGGTCGAATCAAGTATCTTAACATTAAAGACAACGCTTGACGGCGTTCCCTGTAAAAAAAACTTAGCCATTTATTCCTCCTGTCATACCTCTATTGGAAAGTAAACCTCCACCGGCACCGGCAATAGGCGGTAAACCTGCTGCAATGTAAAAGTTATTTGTTGCATCAATCGCAATTTGTGTATTCCTTAATTCAGCATCAGACGCAAGATTGAAATTATCCGTACCACCACCACCGCGACCGCCTACATACTTATCATCTGCCATTGCAACATTATTACCCAAGTCAATTAATTGACAACCGGCCGGGATATTTGAAACCGCTGTATTGCCATAAGTTCCACAAAAATCATAACTTGCAAAATCTGCCCCTGTTAAACTTATTCCAGTAGCGTTATTTGTTATGCGCGTACCCCTAATGGCAATGTTTACAGCGTTTATGGCTATCCCAACACCCGCAGCGGCGGAGCCATTCCAACCGTCAACTATACAATTAAATATTGCACTACCTTGACGGGCGAGAATTTGAGACGTTGTATTATTATGAGAAAGACAGCCGATCATTTGAGCATAAAGATCCAAATAAAAACCGCGACCTCCATTTCCTATTGCAGTACAAAAATGAGCGATATTATAAGCCCATAATAATATCCCCTCTGCTGTATTATTTTCCGCCCTGCATCTATCTAAAGTAGACAGGATAGAGGCGGCCATGTCAAAACCCCTCGCTCCATTATTATGAGAATAAATGTTTTCCAGGGTAAGATAATCTCCTGTTGCTGCTGTATTAAATCCATCTCCTGTTGCGTTTTTTAATTCAAGATTTTTAAATTTCCAGTAATTTTTATTTATTAAAATGCAATTAGTGGCAGCATTATTGCCATCCATTACAAATCTAGTACCGTCATCAACACCGCTGGTATTTACCCCTATCCAATTAATATAACCGCTTGTCAAGTCGCCGCTACCTACATTAACATCAATAGTCGCCGCTAATGTTTCAACTGCTCTAGCAACTGTATAGAGATTATTTCCCGCTGCGCCACCAGCCGTGTTAACAGCCGTTTGCAAATTTGTTGCTGCTTTTGCTTGCGTATCATAAGGGGCTGTATTTGACCCGTTTGGGTCATACCATACATCAGCCATTATATAACTCCGATTGAATCTTTTAAATTAAAAACTTTTTTAGCTTCTATTTTTGCAATCTCACCATATTGTTCTTGAATCATTTTTAATTCCATATTGGCAAGTTCTGCTTGTGTCAATTCAGGTTCAATAACAATTTCAGCATGATACGGTTTGCATCCAATGAATTTTGTATCCACTGGAAATACGCAATTCCTGATATTGCTATTTTTAATAGTTAGATTTTTTAGTCCTTTACAAACATCAGTATTAATATTTTGTTGCGTACAATTACAATTTTCAATTGTATCACCTGATTTGATACCGGTTAATGTTTTACGATGAAAGTTTTTATTTATAATTGTTGCCATTTATTTTATCCTGCTAATATCCCTGCATTCAATACATCTTTCTTCAATACACTTTTCACGCTTGCTATCATAATATTTTACTTGTTTATTCAAACAACATCCATTTAAAATCAAAAACAAGAAAATCAATTTCTCAGTCATTTATTAATCATCTATCAAAATTAAACCAGATTCAATTGTTACTGCTGAAGCTACTGATGTTTGTGCAAGAAACTCAATATCAGATTTTTCAGGTATGATAGGCGGTATTTGTAAATCACTACCATCATTTATTGTTACTCCATAACCATAAAGAAATTCCCACCAAGATAATCCAAAAGGTCTTATCCTTAACGTCAATGTCCCAAATTGAAGTGTCTGTAATAAAAAATACGGTGTTCTGGAAATCATATATGCTGTTTTTCCTGCTGGCACTGTATAAACACCAAGCCTCGACCTTCCTTTAACCGCTGCAATTGTACCTGCAACTTTTGTGGCTGTTTGGGGTACGCCTGCAACAATAGCATCGGATGTATCATAAGCATAAATAATACCAACATTATTTCCAGTTGCACCAAATGTTGCAACATACATTTCATGAAGATTCAAATATTGATTTACTGTTTCTACTTTTGCCTGTCCGTTCATTGTAATCGTTTCGGTTACTAAAGCATAGGCAGCATTTACACCTGTGATTATAATTGTTATTGCACCCGTACCCGCTGCTGCATCATTTGCACTGCCAGAAGAAATACCAAGCGTTTTCGCCGCTGTAAACCATGTTTTAGTTCCGCCATAATCCCATAATGTTTCCGATGCTTGTAAATTAGCATTATATCCAAATATTTGCGCAGCACTCATATTAGAAACATTACCCGCCTGTAATTCCATACCTAATTTTAAGCTAGGTGAGAATAATGCTAATTGTGAATCTGGTCTGAAGAATTCTAATGAAGACATTTCTTACTCCTTATTTTAATTTCTTCCATGCATTTAAAACCCGTTTTCTTATTTCCTCTGTAAGTATCTTTTGAATCTTTTTAACGTTCGGTTTAATCATCGGATGCGCCCTTATGCCTTTAACAGAAACCGCAAAGACATCTTTACCAACTTTATTTCCTTTTATTGGTTTCCATCTTAAAATAAAAGGCTTACCGGTAATTGGACTTATTTTTTTACCTCTTATCTCTCCCTTTGCCTTATTAGGCCCGAATAATCCCGTACCTGTTTCAAGAAACAATGCACGTTTTAATGAATTAAATATTTCATAAGAAAACATGGCTATCTTTCTTGTTTTCCATTCGCGTCGTGTTCTGCCCGTTCCTATCTTTGTTGAACGTATGATTAAGCCTTTCCCTTTTGCAGACGCTGCTTTAGTTGCCTGGTCAACAACAGTAGGAAATTTCTTAACGAAAAGATTTATTTCCGCTAAGTCTCTTTTATCAATCGTTACGTTTAATCCTAATGACATAATAATCCTTACCAGCTATACCAACGATGGACGTATCTGTCCAATATTGTTTTAATGTCCTTTGGTACGGTATTAATAAACACAACGGCCTCGACACCTTCATTATCAACAAAGGTACGCTTCATTAATCCTGCGCCGATACCGACCATTATATAAAATGCCTTTACAACATCTTGCGCTCCGGTCAAATCAACGCCGCCAACATACGTCACTACAATGTCATTTCTTACCCTTGACCAATGACCTTTTGAAGTTTGCCCCCGCGTAATGTCACTCAAGTCTGTTATCTTTTCAACAAGACCGGTTCCCTTATCCACATAAAAGTCATCATCTTCAATTAATGTAAGTCCACCTTCAACGATAGATGTAATAGACGCAATAGGTCTATTGTGTAAATAGAATCTATCGGTAAGTTTTTCAATCAACGGTTTCTCTTCCCTTGACTGTGACAGAAAATCATGTTTGCAATACTTCTGTATTTCATCGGCAACCAATGGTAAGTGAACGGCTATAACGCCGTCCTTGTCCGTGCCGGTTATACCATGATATGCTTTTACGTCTGCTGTAGTGATACTGTCTAGAGTGCCAATTGACATCTTTATCTTCCTTTGTTATCTTTAACAGTTACCCATTCGGATATAATTTCTGATATTCTATCGGCAATCGGTTTAGATTCTACTATCATCCAATCAGGAATCATACCATTAAGTTCATTTAATAACGCAACCATTTCTATAAAATCTTCGATGCACTTTTCTTTCTTAAGGGTAATTATCATTTTAGCGTTTGCCATTATGCGTATTCCCATTGACCTTGATAGTGATTCATTAATATTTCGGATGACTCTTTAGACATAAAAACAACGTCATCTTTTTCCGCAATGATATCTTTATTAGTTACCGGATCATTTCCAGTGAACTTTTTTATAATGCCAGTTGCCTTGAACCTTAACCCGATAGGTGTAATTTCATTAGAGATAAATGTATTGACAGGTATAGGGATATTATTCTCATTGCGTGTACGCATGTATTCCCCATCAAGTCCTAATCTTCTCGTGCCTCTTAATTCAGGAGTATGGATAATTTTAGCACTCTCGCATAATGGTTTATCATGGATGGGGATATTTAATATCTTCCCCTGGCCGTCTTTTATGACATTATGTTTCTTATTATAATGAATGCCGGGGAGAGACAGCTGTGGAATATGGTTTGTTATGAGAAAACTCCTTATATGCACCATCAACACATACAATCTTATCAACAGTATCCCTGATTGAAATCAATAACCTTTCAAATAAATCAGGGGTATCGTTAAAGAAGATTGTACAGGCTATCAGGTTCATACTGTCCTTTCTTAGTTAGTAAAATGCAGGGATGCGGATTAAACACCCCTGCATTTGTTTCAGCCTTACAGGAGGGCATTAAGTGATATCAATATCGATACCGTAATTAACAATCCGCTCAGTGGCAATCGCAGCGCGAGGCTTGAAATCCTGACGGGTAGTTGCAACCATCTGATTAAGACCGGACACAATGTTTCTGTCAGTTTCAAGTTTCATCTGCCGTTTCATACCCCTGGTAAATAAATCCCTGCGACAAACAAGAAGCGCACCGTTATTAGTCACAGAGCCGTCGTATACACCGGAAGTATTTAAATCTTCCCGCATAAACTCCGTAATGACATAAGGTGATGCACCGAGTTTGCCAATCTGACCGGGAAGAATGTTAAGGGATTCAGGGCCAGTGTTGACATTCTCTGTAAAGACCCTGTTATTATTGGCATCAACCAAGTCTTTGGTTTTGCCCTGCACTTTAACACCGGATATAAAAACCAGATTTCTGAAAGCAGCGGCATATTTACCCATATCCGTAACAAGAGACGTAATCTTGTTTGACGTAAAAGTAGACAGTGACCTGGTATAAGAATTTGCAATTGCAAGCCTTCTTAAACCATCCCATGCTTTCCTGTGGTCATTGGCAAGCGTAACATCACTGTCCTGATGAACAACGGAAGTATCAGAATTAACAATAGCATCGTCAATTGCCCGTGCCATTACATTACCGATATCTTCTCGTACTACTGCCATAGTAGCAACTGCCGCATCTTCTGTCAGCTCATCGGACACCTGCACATAATCACCAATGGCAACAGGCAAGAGATTTACCTTTCCATCCGAGATTGATGATTCAGTAATTGCAGAACCTTCAGATTTAAGATATGCCGTTGACCGTCCTGTCTTAATAGGAAGGTCAAGACTCTCAACACCTTGCGGAACAACAGTAATACCAAACAACTTCGCAATCATAAGATCAATCTGTATGAGATCGATAAGCTGCCGGGACATTCCATCAGGAACCCAGTCGGCCGTATTGGTCGTGGTCATTGCTTTACCGAGTTCTGATGTTTCCATAAACTCTTCAAAGCGTTTATAAAGCTTCAGGTCTTTTACGGGAACCCTTAACATCTTTGAAACGATGTGAAGTTCATCGCACATGTTCTGAAACTTTACAATCTTGATTTCTTCATGGTCTTTGGTATTGGGATCAATCTCTCGCTTGTGAAGTTCAATCGGGTTAAGGCCGCGTTCGTTATTGATAGCGAACTGACCGTCCCTTATGACATTACTCTTTTTAAATGCTCTTATTGTTTTACCAATAAGTTTTTGTGCTTCTAACTTATCCATGTTATTTTCCTTTCGTGTTTACTGTTTAAAATTATTTCGCTGCAACAATGTCTTTGAGTGCCTTTGCAAGTACATCAGCGGGTGATGTCGCCGGACGCTCTTCACCAAGCAATTCATATTTGATTTCATCGCTTACCATTTTGGCAAAGTCGTCATCGGATATTTCTTTATCAGCGTCATCGGTTTTCTTGACAGGCTTTTCATCTTCTGTTTTGTCCTCTTTCTTTGCAGGCCCGGCCATTGCAACCAGCTTGTCAATAGCGGTCTTCATGGAATTAAGAATAGCAAGGGCATCTTTATTGAATCGCGCACCGGCTTTGTTTACGTCCAGTTCGCTTTCAAGCGCCTTTTCAACCTTACCCCTGACATCTTCATCAAGGCCTTCAAGGACTTCGTTTCTCTCATCTTCCGTTTCACAGGCTTTTAAGAGTTTAATTGCAAGTTTCTCATTCATGGTATTTCCTTTCATGCGTTTAAACAAAAACATTTTTTTATTGTTTGCACCGTCATCAACTAGGGCAACGGCACTAACTGCCATATTGACCAGATTGTTCAGGCGGTCAAACTTTCTTTTCTTTGCCATACATTAACCTTTCACTTGTGATTCAATGTCTGGTATTGGTTTACCTCTCATTGACTGACCTTCCATTGAAAAGGCGTTAATCTTTCCTTCTTTTACTAACTTTCTAAGCCTTGGCGATTTCACCTTGACACCTAATACCCATGACCCCGTGATAATAGTTTGACCGCCCTCTTCAAAATCAGCGCGGGCAATACCACTTTCGATTATTGCAACATCGGCCTTGGATAAAGATTTGCGGTGCATCTCGTTTATGGTTTGATGATCCTCCATAAACTTATGTGCCGCTTTCTCTATCTCTTCCGCTGTTGCGTAATCGCCTTGGAGGTCAATAGTATTAGGTTCATAGACAACGCCCAGGACTTTGCCTTCTTTCAATAGCCTTTCAGATTTAATGATTGGTATTTTTTTATTTATTAAAACATCCCCATCATTTGTATTATTTGAATCGGCTATCCATCCAAGCTTTTTCAAATCCTCAATAATGGTTTTGTCTGCTTTTAATATTTTCTTTTCATCAGCAAGCTTAATGATATACTTTACCCTGTCTGGTTTCTGCTCGCCTTGATTGACTTCCTTAACAATAGCGTCCTTAATTATTGCATGATATTGTTTGTCTATCTTGTAAGGCTCGATTGATTTTGCAAGGACAGTAACAATATCATTTTCATCAACGTCAATTTCAGGTGTTTCAATCTCAATGGCCTTGTGAATATTCTCCGCGTCATTGCCGTCCTTTTTCGTGTCAATGACATATCCCAAATCAAGCATCATCAAACCCTTTAATTCCGACTCCTTTTTGTTTATAACTTTAAATTTCAATTCTACCATGTGTTTATTTTGTACAGTACTATTGCCACCGCTATACAAAGTACTGCTATTGAAAATAGTTCTAACATCTCTTTCACCTTTGATAATGTTTACCAATTCAAGAGATAGTCTATTGAGATTATCTTCATTTAGCCGGATGTCTTTTCTTGATTGCATTTCTTCATATACTGCCTTTGCTTCTTTGATAATGTCCAATTCAATATTATCTTTTAATCTCTGCTGTTTATATTCATTACACAATATGCTAAAGTGTTTTATCAATAGACCGTCACTATACTTTATAACTTTGCTTTTTACTTTATTCTTGATAATGCTGTGGACATGACCGTCCTTTTCCTTAATATCAAATTCAACTACATCATGGAAATGTTCATTAAAGATTGATGTTCTGCCGTTTCCTTTTTCATCCAGGTCAACCGTATGCTTATGATCGTCAACTTCCGATGTCTCAAACTTCTCCTTCTTGAGTCCCTTATTAACGGCCTCTTCAAAAAGGATGGGTGTATGATTATGATCCTTAAGCCAGGCTCTTGCTTCTGCCGGTGTGAATTTCTTAGCGTCAAACCGGATAGCCTGTAATACTGATTTATCATCTGACGTAATGCCAAAGATAAAATCAATACCCGCGCCGCCCTTATCATTTTGTCTCGCAAACTTATCAAACTTTTTAGGGTCAACTAATCTTCCGCTATGTTCATTTGGAAACGGTTTGTTAATTACGTTTTTTGATTTGTCTTCTTTTCCAATCATTTTAGATCCGCATTCAGGACATACTTCGTTTACGCAAGGCGTACCCCTATCATGTTGTTTCTCATGTCCGCATTCAGGGCATACGCATTTATCCGCACCGCCGTCCCTTTGCGCTGCATTCCCCTGTCCCATACCCCGGCCGCGTATCTTTTTCATTTCTCTATTCCTCTTTTAACTATGCCAATGATTAAAGCCAACACTTTTTCCTTTTCCTTCTCTGGTTGCGTTCCGTTTTTCATGACAAAGTATTGTCTATGCTCAATCAGCGCGTCACTTGCTTTATTAATCGCATCGACTATATTAATCTTTTCCATTTTTCAGCCTTATAAAATTTAGCTTCCTTATCTTCGACTACTTTTAATTCTTCTTTTTTAGTATCTTTATTACGAATAATCGATATCGGTGGATAACCACCAAGAGTTTCTATTTCGTGTTTATCCCTATCAAAGAGACTGTAATATTCTTGCCCTGATATTTCTTTCCAGTTTGTTTTTTCCATTACTTACCTAAACTCTCTACAAAAGTGCAGCGGCAGTTAACTAAATCGGCAACATTACCTGTTGGGTCTCCCGGAAATCTTAAACCACCATGAGCAGTTGGAAATAGTTCACCAAACTTTTTTATTTGCCCATCAAGCGATGAATGATCTGATCTGTCATCAGGTGGCCCTGCTGAAATCCATTCAATATGAGTAAAACCACTCTTCTGCATTGTTTCGATTTTTGTTATACCGGAAACTTTTAATGTTTCAGTTCTTGCAATCGTTCTTGACCAGACTGCCGTCCCTTTATTTTCAACATCGAATGCGCGTTGTATGTTTGCAGTCATTTCACTTATTGATGCGTCTTTTCTGACCAAGTCTTCAAGACGTTCTTGAACTCTTGTTTGTGTTGTAGTTGTAATACTTCGTGCTGAATCTTGCGCTAATTTTTCAAGCCTATCGTTTGTTGCGCTAGTTAACTCTTTTAATACTTGGTCACTAATAACTTCATTATTTATTCTTTTATATTCATCCTGGATAAACTTTTTTGTTATTGCGGTTTCAGAATTAATCATCAATCTCATAATATTTTTTGTTTCTTTATCTAATGCAGTAATTGCATCTTTAACTATATCTTGCTTTATAAAACTAAAAGTCTTTTTAAATTTATTCAATGAACTAATAACGACATCTTCTTGAATTTTCATTATCTTCTTTGCCATTATCTCAAGTTTTTTTAATCCAAACTGAAAGAATGAATTAAACATTGCTATTACTTTTTGACGTTTTTCTAATAGTTCCTTTTTGCTTAATGTTCTAGGCCCCGGCTTGTCCTTTTTCTTAGGCTTATCCGCTGGTTTGTTTTTATCTTCAGGATTAACGAAACGTGCTTCAAACATCATACCCTGTTGTTGCCCTCCGCCTTTGGGCACGATTAGTTTATCGGCGGCCTCATCTTCAGCAGGTTTGATGTTCCAGATAACTTTCCTGACTTCATTCTGTGACCATTGCCCGGATTCAATTAGTGTCTTTCCTGTTTCTGATTTTAATTTTAAATCTTCCTGAAGCACTGCAATATCAGAAAAATCAAACTTCATCTTCATGTCAAACGGCGTATAGAACTCTTTGTTTAACGCATCTTCAAGCTGCCGCATCAATGGCATCATTGTTTCTTCCCAAAAGAATATCTTCTGCTCTTTGGCATTGTTGTAGTGTGTATCATTCGGGAGTCCGACCATAATCGGCGGCACATTAAACGCTGTAAGTATTTCCTCCATATTGGATTTTTTATGTTCCGGCAATAACGTCTTGTCCGGCTGGATACCGATTTGTTTTATTTCAGTACCCTGGTCAAGTACCCTGATTTCATGTGAATTTTGTACACCGCCCCACATAGTATTTAGTTCTTGCTTTAATCTTTTCGCCTCTTCATTATCAAGATCACCCGGTACTTGTGCGTACAAGTCTACGTTGCCGCCCTGCTTAAAGAAATTCTTTGCATAGGTGCGCGTATAGACATCAAGGATTATAGACGCACCTGCCGGTTGTGTTGCCCCCATGCCGTACAGTTCTGAACGCGGATGAAACAATGCGACCCTAAACACTTTTTCTTTTTCAAGTTTTTGCTGTACTCCATTTGGATTATAAGCATATCCTGTTATCAATTCCTGTGGTGAGGTCAGGACAGTTGTATAATCCGGCCTTAAAACATAAACCTGTTCAGGCATATCAGGACTAGACTTTTCCCAGTAGTTGTTGCCTGTCAGTTGCAGATAAGCTATTGTTGCATAAATGAGATTAAATTTACTCATGTACGGATTAGGACTATTAAGTAATTCAAACGATTCACCATCGGTTATCAGCTTACCTTCTTCATCATCGTTGTCGGGCTTCTTTGTCAAATCAAATATGCGTATAGGAAGTTTGGCGCCATTCCTAGCAATAGCGTCAACCGCTGCATACGTCCAGATATTCTGCTCATAAACTTTTAAAAACGTTGTTTGATCTTGTCCCTCTTTGATTTCAGCTTCCCGATGTACTCGCATGTCATCATTGATAACAACAGAGCTGTCTCGTTTTGATAATGCTCTCTGGACTAAGACGGGGACTTGTTTGTTAATGATGCTTGTTACCCTCTGCTGTATTTCCCTCTCCTGGTATAGATTAGTCCTTACAACCTGTACGGCTGTAGGTTTAGGTTCAAATTTGGTTAAGACTTTATCAAGAAACTGTTTTATCATTTTGATATTTTCCTTTTACCAGACACCCGGCCCACGTTTGGTTATTCTTTTCAATGCACCCTGTGATGCATCCGGGCCGTCTTTCTTTGCCTGCGGATAATTCTGGAATTGTTCAACCAATAATCTGTAATTCTCCGGTGCGCTCTTCCAGTCTTTGCGAAACATATACACACCGGTTGTTATAAACGGCTCCTGCCATTGTATACGGCTGTCCTTATCATGCATGTTCGCCTTGCCCTTAGTAGGTACAGGCGCCTTTCCATCGTTAAGAGATTTCCTTATTGCACCGTCTTTCATTAACGCCTGAAAGCCATTGTCCTCCATGTAAACATGATAAATAACTCCGTCATTGACCTCTGATATATCCCTGTAAATTCTGTTATGATCCTGGATTAACTTTGTCGGTGGACGCTTATCAATGGACGCATAGAGACACATGAACTTTCCCTTGAACTCGCCGTCTTTGATTCTACCGATAACGACAATGGCAGAGTAGTCTGATGTTTTTGTTTCCTTTAACGCCGGGTCTGTCCATTGAACAATCTTATCATACGTCAAGTGCTGATGATCTTCAAATGTAAACTCTTTAAAGATTTGCGTCTTAGGGTCAAGGGGTCTAAGTTCATACTCTGCCATGTACGTTGCAAAGTCAGTGCCATCTTGTCCCTCTTTAACAATGCGCAATTCTTTCAATTTCTTTTCAGGAAGTATGTCCGGGAAATTAAGTGCATCATTGTCCGGGTCGCCGTCTTTGTGTGCCGATGTTTCCATGATGTTGAAACCCTGTAGTTTTTCTTTTAACAGGTGCGGATTGATAACTTCTTTGATGTGGTTATAAATGTCATACACATGCTTCCGGGTGCCAGGCATTATGTATATGCCATTGTCCTTTTTAAGTAAATCCCATACGTCTTGAAAGAAAGATAATGTTTGGTCTCTGCCTGCTTGCGATTCCTTATCTTTCTTCCCTGCAATATCATCAGCAATGATAATGTCAGGATGGATTGAAGTTAAAGCGGTTCCTATCCCGGCAACAGAGATAGATTTCTCTTTCATGTTCTTTGTCTTGCGGTTGATAGTAATAGACTCTTTACTCCAATCATCGGTTGAAACATAATTTCCAAACAGATCACGCAGCTTCTCATTCTTTTCAAAGTGCGATTTAATTTCCTTGAGCATGTTCTTTGCAATTTCATGCGTATCATTGACTATGAGAATTGATAATTCAGGATTGTTTAAAAGAATGGCAATGGATAAAGTAATGGTGAAAAACGTTGTCTTGTAAACTTCCCTTGGCTGTAAGATTAAATTTTTACTTGGCGTACCACCGGTCAAGTCAATATGCTTATTAGTCCAATCATTCCAGCGTTTATGAGTATTATTAAGCTCCCGATAACCAAGTATATTTTTTCCCAGGTAGAAAAGATTTGATTTAGCGAGTACGCGGATTTTGCTTTTTTCGTTTTCTTCTTCTTCAAGTTGTTTATCTGTTAAGGATTTTTCAAGACTGTCCCTTAAGCCGGATATAAGCCGGTCTCTGCAGGCGTTTACAATGTCACCTTTACGCAGCTTGCTTTTCACCATCGGGTTTATCTTTATCTAAGTTTAATTTTTCAACCTTGGCAAGAACTCTCTGTAATAATTCCTGCTTAACCTTTTCCGGTATTTCTGTTGCGTTTATTTCACCAATGACATCATCCATCAAGGACAACACCGCTGACATTTCGTAATGTATTTGCGTATTCGTTTCGGAGAAGTTATTGACCATCTGTTCAAACAGTTTTGATGCGGCAACAGCGTATGACCCCTTATCCTTTGCCAACCTGGATAAATTCTGCATGTGTAAAAAAGATAACGGCTTTAATTCTTTACGGCAATTCTCAAAGTGCATTGATTCAAGATGTACCTTTGCGGTTCTGTAATCGATCTGTAATTCCCTGGCAATCGTTAATGCATCCGGTATTAAAGTTTCATCCCTTTCGAGAAGTTCAATAAACTTTTCCCTGACCTTCATCTGGACAATTCGCCAATCAATCCGTTTCTTGAACTTATCCGGCTTAATGCCAATGCGTATAGCTTCTTCCTGTAGCTTTTTGTCTTCAGGATTTTTCAGTAATGATTTATCGGTGTCGAGAGAGGCGCCGTTGTTACATTTTGGTGTATTATCTTGATTAGGATTTTTTAAATTATCTTGATTTAATTTGTCATTCATTATCTATAACTTAGATAAGAATTACAAGGAAGTCAAATAAAAAGATGTTATATATATAATATAGGTAAGATTGAGGGGCTATTATTCAAACATTTTTTCCAATAT